GAATCTGTTCCTATTTAAACCATAGAGAGACCCCTTAATAAATCATAACTGAAGGAATTGATAGATATGGACATGAATTAATTGATTAGTCTTAAGACTGATTAGACATAATCTTAATTAAGATCTACCATAAATATTGCTGCAACACAAGTTAGTCAACCATATGAACGTAAGATACTTTAAGCCCCATGGGCTAAACCATAATCAACAAACGTAGTTAAAAATAATGATTTAACTAAATTATATGCAGCCTTAGTTAGACACTGTAGACCCAATTTCGTACCACCCACACACACCTCATCAAAGTTTAGAGCATTTCAAAAATTTAATTAAGAAGTATAGAAAGAATTAAAGAATTTTAATTTTAAGAAAATGGCTATGGAAGTTGAAGTAATTGATTTTGAATAGTATCTAAAGAAATACGTAGAAGGAAGAAAACATACAGTCTACAGAAATGGGTATGAAATATTCGATGTTACTGGAAAAATCCAGGATAAATTAGAAATGATTCCAAAATTAGATGAGAAGCAATACAACAATTAAAAATTAGCCAAACCCAGAAATATTTTTAACCCATCTGACTCTTTAAAAGCAGTAATGGGCTTTGTCATGAACCACGCAATACGAGCATTGAAATCAGATCCAATTATATCTAGGTCATTTATGTCAGGATAAAAACCGGAACACATAGAACAGTTACTTAATGACAATTATTATAATAACCTAGGTAAATCTTATACAATGTTTTGGGATGGGGCAGCTTGGGATGCTCATCAATCAGCACTAATAATATCAATGATAGACGTTTACATATTGAAAGAAATGCTACCAGTGATATGCGACAGATTAGGTCTTTGTGGCATAAAGAAATAATAAATAGTGAAAAATGCTTGCGACTTATACACCCGAATTTGTTCTAAGAAAAGTAATAAATAACTCACATCATTTCTACTAAAAGGAGGAATATTTGGAACCGTATTTTCAGGACACCCCACAAGAACAACATTTGGTAATACTATGAGAAATATTGTGATCAATCTAACATTATTAAGGAGAACCACAATCAATGTCGATATTTATTACGCACCAACTACCACGTATAATTAATTAATTGAATTTTGCTTATTTATATAAGGAGATGATAGCTCATTAACTTTTAAACATGAAAAATAGAGATAAGAATACCTAAATGTAATCTAATTCATGTTCGGCGATGCAACAATTCCTAGCACTAATTAATAAGTGTCCATTCTCGGAATGGGAGCAAAGGAAATTAGTTTGGGTTTTAATACATTCGAGTTCATATCTAAACAATATTATATTGGCCCAGTATCAAAGGGAATTAAATTAAAGACAAAAAGGGAAAATCTAGGTGGATATTTAATGAATTAAAACACAAAAGAAGAATAAGCAATTTAATCACTAAGAGGTGAATTTTAGAAATGGAGAAGTATATCATTCTTAGATGAACTAGCGACTTAGAGACTAGATTTATTGAAAGATGGAAAAACCGCAGAATAATAATATAAAGTTGCTACTACTGAATCAGAATTCCCATACATTAACTAGTTCATAATCGAACACTGAAAGAACTGATTCTATAATTCATACTATTACTCCACTTCATTTATATTATTATGATCCCTAGACTAATTATTTTAAAAGATTAGTCTAATTTGGTTTAGTCATTGAACCAGCATAAGCGAATCAATCCTGAGGAGTGCACAGACTGCACGAAGTTTCAGACAATTTGATCAAGAAATTGTCAATTTTCATCATTCAAGTGCTTTATTACAGGGCAGTTGAATTAATTATTGATGGGGGTTAAACCATCATACTGTAA